ACCACCCATCGTTGACCAGAAGTTATAGTTACAGCTGCACCTGCGGCTATAGTCATAGGACCAACACTGTGTCCATTTTTACCAGCTGCTATTGTGTAGCTTGATGTGATTGTGTCTTCGTTTTCGTAGATAGCTCCACCTGCTGATGCACCTCCACCGATTGCACCCCATGCTGTAGTGTAGCCTTCAAATTGACCTGTTGAAGAATTGTAACGGAACATACCAGCTTGTGGAGAGCCTGGTCGTTCTGCTGTAGTACCAGTAGGAATCTCAAGAGACCCAGTACCAGTCATTGTGATTTCATTAGGACTAAAAACGTAATTTAAAATCTGAGTACCAGTAACTTTCTTAGAAGTACCTGACTCGTTTATTTCAAATTCGTTAGCTCCAGCTACTGCTGAGGCTGCTAATAATCCTGATATTTTTACGTTTGCCATTTAGTAAACCCTTCTCCAAACTCCACTTTGTTTTACATATATTGCGTATGGGTCTTTCCACACTCCCTCATGTTTAATATAAGGTTCTGTACTTCTCCATATACCACTAAATTTAACATAAGCATCTCTTAGTGGATTAATTCTAGTTCCTGATGCACTAAGATAACTAACTGACATATTAACAGCAGTATCCCCTGTTATCCTAGTATCACCTGATTCTGTTATTCTAATATCTGTACCGTTTTCTAATTCACGGATACGACTAGTATCAAAATAACTTTCTACTTGTCCGTACTGTATTGTCATGATAAATACACCTTAGTCCAGACACCAGAAACTTTTTTATAAATCTCTTTAGGTTCTACCCAACTACCATTATATTTAACATAAGGTGTTGAGACTTTCCAAGTACCTGCATCTTTAACATACATAGTACTATCAAATGCTTTAGCAGTTAAACTACCTGTACCTGTAAGTGATGCTTCTCCATATTCTACATCACGACCTTCAGCATATAAAGTTCCAACACCAATTAAAGAACTTAATCCAGGTTTTGTTAGTAATCCTATAGAACTTAATGTACCAGTACCAGTTAAACTAGTTAAACCATATCTAGTTCTATCACCTATAGCAGCTAATGTACTAGTTGCTGTAAGAGAAGTAGCTCCTACAAAAACACCTACTCCTGCTGTAAGTTTACTACCTGTAGCTGATAAACTAGAAGTACCAGAAGCTACTAAATCACTATCACTTGTTAAAGTACCTGTACCTGTTAGAGCACTTAACCCATATTGGATTCTAGTACCTATAGAAGCTATTGAACCTGTACCAGTTAACGAACTATCTGCTAGTAAAGTTGCATAACCTATTGATGCTATAGTTCCAGTACCTGTAACAGCACTAGCACCTGGTCTAGTTCTAGCTCCTACTGAAGCTAAAGTGCCTGTACCTGTTAAACTTGTAGCACCTAATGTTGTTAAATCTGGGTCTGATGTTATAGACCCTGCACCACTAAGGCTTGACTCTCCTAAGTAAAAGCGTTCCGTTATTCGGAACACATCAGCTTCAGTTATCCTACTGTCGCCATTTTCTAGGACTCGGAAGCCGTCAGCCATGGCTTACCTTAAGCTAATGTAAGGTCGATATTGCCTACTGAAAACTCTAAAGTATCGCCATCTGCAATTGTTTTAGATGCAGTCATAGCACCATGCCATAACAAGTTGCCAGAACCTGATACAGCACTGTGAATACCAATGTGAGTTACTGTACCATAGTCAGCACCTGATGCTGTAAATGATACTGTACCTGAGTTTGATGTTGTGCCACCTGGACTGGATGCTGCTGCAAATGTTACTGACTGTCTTGCATAACCACCTGTTGATACTTCAGTACCACCACCTGAATCACTTGGGGCAGCTGTATACAAAGCCACATACCAAGCTGTTGGGCGAGTGGCAGTGCCTGTGGTCATTAACCAGTCAAGCAATAAAGCTTCTGCGTCATCTGATAAAGCTGCCATTTATTTCTCCTATTAAACTACTTTAAACCAAATATCACCATCTGTACCACCTGATGGAGATGCTGTACTAATTGTTACACGATTAATTAATGCTAAGTAATCATCATATAAATCTTGCATCTGTGTTAAATAATCTGAACCGCCTACTGTAAGAGTACCTGATGCTGAGATGTTACGAACATTATTAATGTCGTTACTATTCATATCGAGGTCATTTTCCATGCTGTTAGGTTCACCAGCTGGATTGTTTCGATATAAAACTTTACTATTTAATTCTGTTTCAATTGCGTCAAAGTTAGTATTTAACGCAGTAGTAGATGCGTATCCTGATGCAATATTGTCAATTGTTATTTTAGCCACTACTTCTCTCCGTTAATAACTTTAAGACCTATACGTTCTAGGTCATCATTTAATTCTTTTTTACTTCTAGCAGAACGTTTTACTTCGCCTTCTATTTCTGCTTTGCTAGGTCTACCTCGTTTAGAAATATAACCTTTCTCTACTAAGTACTTTGCTGCATTAACTGCCTTAGCATCATTGTCTTTACTTGCATGGATAAGAGCTTTCATACCTAGAGCTTGATGTTTAATGTCTAGTTCATCTCTCCATGCTTTAATTGTGTCTTTAATATCAGGGATTGTATCATTTGCTAACTTACACCAGTGGTCCCATGACCCTAACGTATCAATTGCAAATTCATATTCATAACCAGGTAAATGGTCATAAGACATATAGATACGTTTAAGAGAAGGATACTTAACTCCATCTCTTTCAATATCATAGTCTTTAATCGAAAAGACAGGGGGATACTTGATAGTATCTACCCCGTGTCTTAGTTCCCAGAAAAGGGATTGTGTGCGATAACGACCTAAGTCGTCTTTGTAGTCATTATGTTTCATTTGTGTATAACTATAGTTTACCTATATATTATACCATACTCTTTTAAAAAAGTCAACCTTTAATTTCTATTTTCTTAGGTTTTCTTTCTTCAGGTAAGTTATTGTGTAAATGTACAGTAAGTATACCGTTTGTAAAAGAAGCATCTTTAATTTCAAGAGTATCTACTAATCTAAAGGTTTTCAAAAATTTTCTAGTTGAAATACCTTGATGTAAATAATCTTTGCTTTCTTTATTTTCTTTCTTACCTTCGATGGTTAGTTTTCCATCTTTTAGTTCTACTGATAAGTCTTGCTTATCAAAACCAGCTAGAGCTAACTCTACGTGGTAATTAACATCATCTACCTTGACAATGTTGTGATGAGGATACTTATCATTGTGATTCCAAAGAGTCTCACTTAAGAATCTGTCAAGTCCTAGTGTTGGACTACTGTAATATGTATTTAATACCATAATTTATAATTCCTTCCTTAAAAGCAAATTAATTAAAAAGTTTACATTATATGATGCTTTACATGATGACCAATCTTAATATTAAAAAGCATTGATATCATGCTTTACATCATAATAATATTATATCATATTTTTAAATAAAAGTCAATAGTATTTAATAACTGTTACAAAATTATAACAATTGAACCCTCTTGGTAGAGTATACCTACCCTCCCTCTGCGAGGGTCGTACTTACCCGAGCACAAAATTATAGTTCAGTCAATATAGAAAATTTCTATGAGATAATTTTTTACTGTAGTGCATATAATACAGCTAAGCATTAACCCCCTGATAGGGGTAAACACATTGTTACAGTTAAGAAACAGACTTAATTTAATTAACATCTGCATAAATTTTAATCAACTGTTAAGTTGTATTACATTCTTTCTCTATTTCTCACTGCTATGTATTTGATATCATTGATAAAGTAATTGTCGGTACAACTTAATCCATTGGTAAGATATTAATATTGTAATAATATGTCTAAGTCCTGTGTTAAAGCTAACTTTATTTAGTCAGCCTCCACAATTACTCCTTGTTTAATTAATGTAAAAATGTGCGTGTCGTAGTAACTACAACAATAACGGAAACACATTCATTCCTCATTTGCAAGGGCTTCGCAAGTCGCTACGCGACCCTTGCCAAATGATTCCCTTTTGTGTTGTCCTATTGTTGTGTCACTAGACACACAATTTTAACTTTAATTAGGAGTAATTATTATGGCTGATAAAACAGTAAAAACAGTAAGTTTAACACAAAACTTTGACTTTGAAAATTATTACAAGTTAATTGGTAAAGCACCAATAGGATTAAGATTGTACCTTGCTCAACAATTACTTGACAATGCTGCAAGCAGAATAAGTAGAAGTCAAAAAGAGTTGAGAGAATCAATCGAAAACTGTGCCGAAGAGATTGAAGAGATTCGTAACGCTCGTAAAAAAGCATACGAAGCTCAAGAAAATCAAGGCTCACCTGAGATTGAGATTAAACAAGAAACTAACTCAGGTGACTGGGGTAAAGTAGCTTAACTTAAAAGGGGTTGCAAAACCCCTTTTTTTATTATAGGATATTATTATGCAATATACCCAGGATTATGTTTTAATTAAACATTCAACAGGTACTACAAGGGTGGTAGACAATATAGACGACATTTTATTTTTTAACGGCTGGAGGTTTGTTAAGTATGTACCTAATAGCAAAATAGATTGGAATCAATATTGGTCTGACCGTAACAATTATTATGATAAGGTAAAAGCTTATGAAATATGAATTAAACCTAGAACTATTATCATTAGATTCTTTAAAAGAACTCTATTGCAAATCACATTCTATTGTGTATAATAGAATACCTAAAGCTGATGAGTATCCTTATAACTCAACAGAGCGAAATAAGAAAATATTAATTGCACAGATTAACTTACTTAACAAAATAGGAGCAAAATAATGGATGCAATGATGGAATATAAAGCAATGATGAGAGAAGAAAAAGAAAGATTAAAACAATACTATCAATCACAGCAACCAGAAGTAAAAAGCAATATAGGCAAACAACAATGGATAGTTGACGCTAGTACTGTTGTTAACTTTGAAGTTATTGTTGAAGCAAGCAACAAAGACGAAGCTATTGCTAAAGCAAAAGCAAGTCTTAATGCACATGATAGTAATGTTTATGAGGACTATGGTGATATCAAAATAGATGACGCTATAGAAATTCAAAATGGATAACTGGTATCCAACAGAAGAGGACATTAATGACATGGCACTAGAAGAATTCAATCGACTTCTTCAATTGTATGTTAGTAATGGTATGCCATATGCTGTAGCATATAGTACTGCAAAACAGGAAATATATGGTGCAGATTGGTATTTGTAGTATTCAATTAACTTTTATAAGGAGTAGTCATTATGCGACCTATTAGTAGGCAAGTTGCATTAAATAATAGTTTACTTGACTGGCTTGAACTCAAACATTATTTTGAAAATCTTAACAAGCATGACAAAAGTTTTGTTATAAGTTACAAACCAGAAAAGAATAGACGTTATGATTATGAATCACAAGAATATAAATCTGAGTATCGTCAAGCCTTTCATATTAGTGTAGGTGAAACTATTGAGGAAGGACAACGAGCTTTTAGTTGTATTAAATATTCTGATTCAAATAATTTTTGGTTTCGTTCTTGTTCACGAAGTCAACTTATTAAATTAAAACTATGGAATGAAGGTGGATTTACTAGAGGTGAGTT